CTCCGTAGTGTGCCATCCAGACATCCGGCCAAGGCAGCGGTGGGAAGACGACCGCATACGCCGTCGCGCGCCCAATACTGAAAATCGTCACTATCCGGTAAATCGTCCGGCATTATTGCGGACTTTTCCTGCTGCGAATGATGCGCCCAATATGTGCGGGCGTCATTTGCCGTTATTCTCACCCGCCTAGATCCGTGATACGCACATCAAGCGCGGCGATCTGTGCGGCCTGTGCTGCGACTGTTGTTTCAGAGGCGACAAGCGCATCATAATAGCTTTGCAGCATCACATAGGTCTGCTGCGTCATACGTGCGTCCGGCGTTAGCGGAATGTTGAATTGTGGGGGTTCAAGAGACATCTAGAAACGCCGTGTTGTTGATTGGGATTTCGGCAGCGTCGGCCCACGTCAGGCGCGCTGTGGCCTCGCGGGCCTGCCCTAGCTGACGCCATACCGCCCGCACATTGTAGTTGCCGACATCGCCCATTGAACGGGGCTTAGGCTCTGTCCATGTGTTGCCGCCATCGCGTGATATTTGCAGCGTGATGCTTGCGTCACGTCCAAGCGCCGAATAACCTACGCGTCCTTCGACTTCCAAGCGCGTGACTTTGAACCGGTTGCCGTCCATGCGGATTGTCTTTGTGGTGATCTGCCGAATAAGCGGGCCTGTCGCATCAATGTTGGTGCGCTCTAGCTTCACAACATCGCCAGCGAATAGCGCAACGTGCCAAGCGCCAAACGCACGCACACTGCCGACCGCAGACCATGCGTCTGTGATGTCGCCCTCTGACCGTTCATGCCAAAAGCCCGTCGCCATGTCGTAAACCCATGACGGGCGGTCATCGAAGCGGATAGCGCAAAAGTCGTGGCCTTCGTCTTGGTAGAAGAAACAGTGCGTCGGGGTCGCTGACTCTAGCGCCGTTTCTACGCCCCCTTGTGCTGATTGGCTGGGGTTGGCCCGCCATAAGCATGACCTTGTTCTCAGAGGACACGAAGAACGCCCCGTTAGGCGTCTTGGACAGCAGGTTGTAGGCTTTCAGGCCGTATTCAATGCCACTGCTAGAGATTGACGCAAGATCCGCGCCGTTCTGGTAAAACTGTTCGATTGATTTTTCTTTGAACACAAAGAACGAACCGCCGATTGCCATACCGCGCAGAATGTCGTCATCGAATGCCGCAGCGCGGTTGAATGACAGGCCGTCCAGTGTCGAAGGTCGCGCACGTCTGACCATTGCAGGCGATTGCCGTTTAATTCTGTCAGGACGGTTAAGCCGCCGATGTAGGACAACGGACCCAAAGGTCACTAAACGCGCCCGCTGTGGGCTGTGATAGCGTCGTGCCGTCCCATGTGTAGTATTTGCCGCCTGCCGTGACTGTAACCGAGCCTGTGTTGCTGCTGATGCTTGTTTCGGGGCTGTCGTCTACATCGCCGCGCCTTGTCACCGTGCCGTCAGCAATGATCTGGTAAAGACCGCCGCCGCGCACAACGTAAATGCGGCCTTCAATCTCCGCGACCGCGCGAGTGAATACACCCTCGACCGTGGCAAACGCCGTCATGCCCAGAACGGACTTGATTGTCATGTCCTGACCAACAGGCTCAAGATAGCAATTCAGCATCCGCGCCGTGTTCAATGACCGGTTGTCGCTGTCCTGTTCAGACTGCGGAACAAGTTGGAAACCAGCCATTAGCTATTAATGCCCGTGTAGCGCCGACCCGTTGGGGTGCGCAGTAGGCCCGAAGGTATAACAACCACGCGCGCAACTGCATAAACAGCTTGAATGCCGCGAAACCAATCGTCGGCGTCAAACATTGCGGGGGTTTCATAATCAGGTGAAAGACGGCTAGCCAATAGATAAATGGTGCCTTCTTCGAACTCAGGACCGAGGCTAAAAGCGTCGCTTGCCTCAAGGTCCGCATGTGTCAGGTTAACGCCGCGCAATTTCCATGCGTGCATCATTGAATTAAGTGCTGTGATGCCATCTGAAAGCGCGTCAGCGTTAAGGGCCTCGCCCTCGGCGCCAATGCCTAGCTTGCGGTATGCGCGGGTAACAATGTCTAGCGTTAGCGTCATGCTTGCACTCCAAATAAGTGCGGCGGGACAATGAAGCCCCGCCGCGTTAGAATTAACCCCAGAGGCGTGAAGCCAACTCGGGATAGATCGCCTTAACGCCATACAGAATATCGAGGCGGATGATTTCCTCGTCCTCTGTGATGTCGTAGTCTTTGACGACACGCATGGACAAACCGTTGTGGCTTTCGCGTGCTTTCCAGCCTGCGCTGTCCGGCATTTCCAGCGGCACAGTCACAAGAGCAAAGGCGTTCTTTTGGAAGCCCATGTTTTGCGGGTAGATCACGCCACCAGTACCGAAGACAGTGATTGCAGCGTTATCCGCAGGAGCAGCGCTAACAGTCTGGTAAGGACCGCTTACGATGATTGCAGGGCTGATTGTCAGCGTTGCGGGACCAGTGGATCCGCCGGAGTTGGCGTCTGCAAGAACAGTGAACTGCTGCAGATACGGCATGACAGTCTTACCTGTCGCGCCTTCGCCTGGCACAGGGTTGACCGCAAACACACCGGCAAGGGTGAACACGTCGCCAGCTTTGACAATGCCGGTTATCGAGTTGGTCCAGCCGTCAGTGACCAGCGTCTGTGAAGGCGTACCGCTAGAGGCAGCATATGTCACGTTTTGCGACCCGCCATTAACAAGTGGCGTACCAGTTGCAACGCCAACCGTGTGCGTGGCGACGTTCTGCGTGGAGAAAGTCGAGAACTTGGCAATCTTGCCAATCATCGCTTCTTGGTACGCAGATTTACTCTTGTCGCCCATTGCTTCCAGCGTCAACTGGTTGCCAGCAATCGCATAGCCTGCAGCCGGTGTAAGCGTCATGCAGCGGTTATCCATGCCGACGGCCATTTCGTCCAAACGCTGCGCAGATGCCGCAAGGGCTGCAAAGTTGGCGGGTGTCGTGCCGGGCGTGCCGACGCTGTTCCATACGTTCGAATACAAGCCGAACAGGCTCTTATCGACGGTGTTTGCAAGGGTAATCATCGCGGGCTTAATGTACCGCTCTGAATAGTCCTCAATGGAAAGCGTCAAGTCTTGGGTAGAGAACTTCCAAGACACATGCTTGCGCTGATCGACGGAGATAGAGGTTGTTTTTTCTTCGACGTCTTGGTTTACGCGGGTCGCGCCGTTGGAAGTCGTGAACTTCACTGGCTTACGGATTGAAACCGTGGAGCCTGTGGAGCCGTCAAATTCCTTGCGGTATTCGCGGTGTACTTGGTTCGCCATAACCAAGTTGTTTTCGAGTTGCATCAATGCCTCTTTGGCGATGATGCTTGGCGTGATAACGGTGTTAGCCATTGTTTAAGTCCTTATGACTTGCCCGCACGATATGCCTTGTACTCAGACATCGACATATTCTCGGGGGATTTGGTTGCCGTAGCCTTGCCGCGTATCGGAGCGATAGGCGCGGGGGCATCGGTTGCTGTTTTGGGCTTCGGGGCTGAGACTTGCGCCTCAAGTCGGCCAATCGCCCTCGCCATGTTGATTGTGTCAAGTTTTGCAATCTCGGCACCAATCTGGGGGTTTTGGCCCAGAAAATAGGTAATATCCGCAGCGACATCGGTCTGCAGTATTACGTCGGCCATTCCGCTTGTGATGATGTTTGAATCACTCAAGGCAATGGCTTCAAAGTCCGAATATTTATCGCGCGCTTCAGCAACTTGGGCAGTCCAGCTTTGTGCCGCCTCTTGTCCCTTTTTGCGCCTTAACCTGGTCAACTTCGGCAAAGTGGGCCTTTGCTTGGGCTTCTAGTCTCTGCATTTCGCGGTCATCGAAAGCCTGCGTCATTTTAAACGCAGACAAGGCCGCTTGATATTCGTCAAAGTCGGGGTAATCAGCCTGCTTAGGACGTGGCAGGTTTTGGGCCGCTATCTTAGCCGCCTCTAGTGCTGCCTCGGCATCCGTGGCGCGCTTTACCGCATCGGCTTCACTGGTGCGCAAGCGCTCCTGCTCTGCTTTGCGACGTTCACGCCGATCTGCTGATTTTGACTTCTGTTCCTCGGCTTTCGCATCGGCATCGGCTTGCGCGTCTTCCGGTGTTTGTTCCTCGGCGGGCTGGTGTTCCTGCCCTTGTGTGCTGTCCACCGCTTCCGGTGCCGTGGCCTTTACGGCCTCAGTTGGCACGACTTCATCACTCGCCACGGGGGCAAGGGTCTGTTGGTCGGTCATTCGTTTGTTCCTTGGTTGGCGGGCTTAGCCCTGTTGGTATGGCCCAGCCAATTGCGGCTGTGCGATATTCTGTTGCGCTAGGAGCATCTTGAATTGTGCCTCCTGCGCTTTAAACTGTGCGGCCTGCGCTTGGGCTTCTGCCTCTACGGCTTCGGCCTCATGCTTGCGCATTTCCGCTTGCTGCATTTGCATTTGCATCTGTTGCTGTTGTTGCTGCATCATCATTTGCTGTTGTTGCTGCATCATCATTTGCTGCTGTGCTTGCGGGTCGTCTTCCTGCTGCTCAATCATGCCCGGCGGTAGGATCTTCTCTAACCGCTCTGCCAGCTTTTCAGCATCGGGCCAGTCCATCGCCTTCACAATAAGATCGCCAGCAACCTGACCAGCGGCAGGGAATGCCTGCACGAACTGCATCATGCTTTCGGCGGTCTCTTGGCGGCGTGTTGAATAGTTAGGCCCGACATTCACGCGCACATCGTATGTGCCTTCTGAAAGCGGGTTCACAGGGTAAGCGCCCTGCATTGGGTTAAAGCCCATGCCGTTCACTTCGACCATGCTTTCGGCTTCGTCCGTGCCGATAATGCGAACAATGCGCTGCGTGTCGTAAATCTTGGGGATCATATCAATCAAGATGCGCCCGCAAGCTGCAATCGCCTTAGCAAGGTTGTCGGTATAGATCGACGTGGAAATATCGCTTTCCATTTGCCGCTGACGAATAGCAACGCCGGATTGCTCGTTGGACTTCTGCCCTAAACCAGCGTCAAAAATGCCTGTTGTAGCCTTCATGTCCTCGATGGCCTTCATGGCCTCTTGTGCAAGCGCCTGTGAGCCGATTGGCGGCATAGAACGCTGCGGAACACCTGGAGCCTTTTCGTCGGGGTTGTAAAGCAGATAGGCTTCGTTGCTATCGTTGGCGTTCTGCCAATCAGCCTCATAGCCCGCGACTTGCTTTGTGGTCATAATGTAAGGCGTCTTAGGCTGCAGCGCGATCATTTCAGCCTGCGCGCTTGAATAGTAGTTGTAAAGCTGCGCGGGGTCTTTTGCGAACCTGATAACCGACGTTCTAACGCGCCGCTCTCCGATATGCATTTCCTCACCCAAGACGGCAATGACAGGGATGTACTTGCAAGGATATTCGCGGGGCTTTTCTAACACATCATTGCCGCTAATCTTGGCCCACATGACCTTATGCGTATCAACCGTGCGCTTCTTCACAACGTCATGGAACGCTTGCGGATCTTCAATGGTTGATCCGTCGCGCAGCAGTCCTATAGTTTTCTTAACCGGCTCTTTCCAGAAATACTCTGACAACAACAACGCTACCCTCTGAATACCAATGCTCTAGCCCGTCTGTTTCGCCGTCAAAGTGCGCGTCTACCTTGGCCGCGTCGGGATAGGCTTTCTCAAAGTCCTCGGTTTTCATTTGATCCGTGATAATGCAGTAATTGGCATCATCGCGGGTTGTCTTGCGCGCCTCTGGATCAAAGTAGACCGAGAAAGGGTTGTCGATGGCTTCAATCAATAATTCCTGATTGAAACTATCGTCGCTTTCGTACTCAGTCAGAACACGAAAGAAGCCCATACCACATTGCGCCGCGCTTTCCGCTGCACCTTCGTAAACTGTGCTTGCATCGCTGCGGTATTCAATATGACGTGTTAGCCCTTCCATGACCTCGGCAACCTCTGGGGATGCTGCGCTGTCAGACGGGATAATGTTTAAGGCAGGGTTTAGCTGGCGAATGTCGCCTGTAACCTGACGCACAAACTGCGGTAGGCGGTTGATAGTAATGCAAGGGCGTCCAGCCGCTTCGCGCGCCTTCTGGATGCTTTCGGGCCATTGGTTGCCTGCGATGTGTTCTAGGTCATCAAGAGCGTCCACGCGGTTCTCGCGGTCTGCTTCGATGGCCTCCGACAAGCGGGCGCGCGCTGCTGCAATGATGTCTTGGTTTTTCATCTAACGTCCTAGCCAGCCGCTTGCGCGGGGTCTGCGTTTTGCTTGCGGTTGCCGTATTGTCTCGGTCATATCGGGGAACAATTCAGTAAAGGCCCACACCATCGCATCAACGCGGTCTGGAGAGCCTGTGCCCTGATAGCCTTCTGTTGTCATTTGCGTCATTTGCGTCTCCAACTCTGGAAACTGGCCTACGTGCCGAATGCGGCCTTGCTCGTATAATGCCGCGATTGGTTCGGCTCTGACGTGCTTGCCTTTGGTTGCCCGCACTTCGATCACGTTTAAGTTTGGGGCAATGGCGCGCAGCGTATGCGCCACCATATCGCCGCCTTGGTTAACCTCGACCACAACGCCGTCAGCTTCGTATTCCTTGGCCTTCTGTATGGCCTTTTCTGCCCAATCTAGCGGGCTTCCCTGCATAGAACAGTCATCCAGCACAAAGCCTTGCTGGTCAGGCCCAATGCCAGCCACAACAATGCCGTGATCGTCGCTGTTCTCTGTATTCGTTACCGCCGGGTCTACTGATACAACCGTGCGGCCAATTTCAGGGGCTTCTGACACCCGGTAAAGATCAATCGCACGCTGCGACCACAAAGCGCCGGGCAAGTCGCCCAGTATTTCGGCCTCAAGTTCTTGGCGACCCAATCTCGTGCCAGTGTATTTCTTTTCAATTTTATTGAGGAATCGTGACGCTAGGTTGGACCTATTGTCCATTGTCCTGCCGCGCGTGGCGTGAACCTTGCCTTCTTCGCCGGATATGATGGCCTTGACCAATTCGATAGGTCTTGGCGTTGTTGTTACTACCTGCCTTGGATGCTTACCGAGACGCAGGCCAAACTGTGCTTGGTCCCATGTTTCTCTGGCATAGCGCCACTTTGCGATTTCATCGTGCCACGCAAAGTCATGTTGCGGGCCGCGTAACTGGTCAGGCTCGGTTGCGTTATAGGTGAATGCTTTTGCGCCGTTGCTAAACTCTACGCATCGGTTGCTTTTCGTGTAAATAGGCATTTGACCACGTGGAAAGCTGCGTAGAAGTTCAGCCACCATAACGTCGCGGGCGTCTGCCGCTGTCTCTGCTATCAGTGCAATGCGTTCACTGCGGTTAAGATCCACTTCCTCTTTGACCGCTTCTGCGCCTGTGCGTGTCTTTCCCCATCCGCGACCGGCTAAGATTAACCAGATGTCCCAATCGCCTTGCGGCATTCGCTGATCGGGCCGTGATAGAAAACCGACGCCAATCATACAGCAGCGCCTCGCTCTCTGCATTGGTCAGCCCAGCTAATGCCTGTGCGCGTTCATCAGCCGAAAGCTGTGCAAGCCTTTCCACAACTGACATTTGCGTCATTCGGTCGGCGCTGCCCGCTCTGCGATTGTATCAAGCACCGCAAGAACCTTAGCCGCGCCGTTGCCGATTTCCTCGGTTTGAATCGCGCCGCCATCGACACCGCTCATTTCGGTTGTGGCCTTTGGCGTTCCGTGCGCTCTGTCTTCGCTATCCTTGAACAGCCTGAGCGTATTTGCGTCGATTAATTCAAAGACATCTTGCCCTTGATCAACCATTTCCAACATTCTGGATAACATCTTGAGGCGCAGATCAGCAGACAACTTAGCCGCTTTGACCTCTTGGGCCTTCTGTGTCTTAGTCTTTCCGCCGGGGTTCGCAGCTTTGCCAGCCTTGAACCGCGTGCCAGGTGATGGGTTGGGATTTGCCATGTGTGCAATTCGCGCCACACTGGGGGCGCGCCTCTTGCTGTTGGGGTGCTTAGTTGTAGAGCGCGCGCAGACCTGTTGCGGTCGCGGCTGTGATCTTATGGGGCTGCAGTGATAGCCTTCCAGCGCAAAGCTGAGAATGTGTTATTGCTAGCCATTGTGCGGCCTCCGAATGTGAATGAATGTTCGCCGGGCGCGTGGCGATCAAAGGAGGAGGGGCGGAATAGCGTGCGCACCGTCGCTGCCTAACCTTTTCAGGGGTGCGCCGGTGCTTGGACTGACCGCAGTTATTGCTGGTGCAGGCCGAATTGCCTTTGGCATATCATAGATGCGGCGTTAGTGCAAGTATTTCATTCCGCAGCCCTCACATCTAAAATATCAAACCGTGTCGGCACAGTCTGCCCCATCATATCCACATCAGCAACAATCGACGGGAATGCGCCCCTGTCGTGTTCCGCAATGCCCGTGAATGTCGCTGTAAGCCCCGCCAGTGGCCCATCAATCACAGACAGCAAGTCGCCATATCTAAATTCGTCCAGCCGTTCCCCTGCGTCTATCTGCGCTATGCGCTTATCAAACTCAATTACAGCACGACGTAGGAACGTATGAACGTCTACCGCGTCACCTTTGGGGATTGCAGTCATTGTTGGGGCCATGTGCTTTAGCCCTATCGCCGCTAGGTACTGGCTAGCATCGCATTCAATGAAAATGTAGTTTGGCAGTAGTGGACCAATGAATACGTCTGGCTTGCGGCGCTTTCCCACCGTCTTTACC